AAACTCTGTTACATTGGGTTCAAAATTTGTGCTACCTGATAATGCCATTATTTATTATCCTCTTGGTTATACAAATTATCAAATGTTATATTTGGATCTATATAACTCTCATGTTTTTCTGCTGTGTGAATCCATTGACTAGGCGAAAAGTCTGGAGCACCTTCTCCGACTCGCCATAAAGCAGGATTTGTTGCTCTTACTCTATTATTAGGTAAAGCTACAAAATTTCCTGTGTATTCACCTGCGTCAGTTAAGTATAGCACATGACTTTGTTTATGCTGTGCTGAATCATCAGCAATACTGTTTTCAGTATAATCTACGGTAAACATGTATGTTCCTGTATAAAATTCACCACCTATTTTACATATCCAAGGCGAAGAACTAACTCTATCTAAAACTACTACAGAATGATGATGACTTAAACAGTCCCAAGGTTGAGCTAGATGATCTTCCATCGGTTGTGGCCAGTCTTGTAATGGCACATCAGCAACTAATGCTTGTATTGGCATACGTGCCCACATAGCACCTCCGTGTACATTTTCGTCAGGATAACCCTCAAAATCTGTTTCACAACCAGTAAAAACAACTTGAAAAGATAAGGATCTATCAGGAATAGTATTGACTGCAAACGCTAAAGCGTGCAAATACTCACCATGATAGTTTTGATGATTTGCTGTAAATTCTTTACGCACCCAACATTTAAACTGTGGGATGTTTGATATTAAATAAGACAAAATAACCCCCGTTATTTATAGTTAAACCTTTCCACCCTTTGCCATATATTTACTTTTTTTCATGGAGCCGCCTTTAGACATATACTTAGACTTTTTCATAGCACCGCCATTAGACATGTACTTAGATCCTTTCATTGCTCCACCTTTCGCCATGTACTTGGATCCTTTCATAGCACCGCCTTTAGACATATATTTACTGCCTTTGACAGAACCACCAGTAGCATAATATTTAGTTCTTTTAAACATTTTATTCTCCTAACTAATTGTAGTTACTTTTCTACGGTTATTCATAACTTTACCACAACCTTTAGCTATAAAACCACCATTTTTCTTTTTCACTCTGTTTTGTTTTGCCATAGCTCTTTCAATAGCCATGCCTCTTTTCTCTTCATAAGAAGATAATTTCCCATCTTTGTTAAGATCAGCTTTATTTTTATTTGTTACCATAGATCCTCCACGATTCATTGATACTCTTGCTTTTTTTGTGTTTGCAACTACTGTTTTTCCTTTAGATCCAGCTTTTTTCTTTTTTTTTGCTGTAGTAGCTCTTTCTGATTTTGATAAACTTCTGGCTTTAGCAGCTGGTAAACAGCGATCTGGGTTTTTTTTATCCTTGCTTGTGCCACAAGGTCCTTTGATAGAACCATCTGTTCCAATACGTACCCAATTTTGTTTTCTCCATTCAGCTAATTGACCCATTATCTTAGTCTTTCTTTCATTACTATGCCTTGACCTCTTACAGAAACAAATCCACCTGCAGCTTTTTTCTTTCTTTTGCTGCCTTTTGCATAGTTTGGATCTTTACAGTACTTTGATGCAGCCATATTTGCATATGCTGAGGGATATGTATCAAAGGTTCTTTTAGCCCAAGCTTTCCCTTCTGGGCATATTTTACCGCCGCTTTTAACTTTACCGCCATTTTTCATCTTAATTGATTCAAGGGTTTTTGCTTGCCCAGCATGTAGTTTACTTGCTTTTTTTAAACCTTTTACTACTTTTTTTATTTTTGCTTTACTCATTTAACACTTCCATCTTCTTCTTGCTTGTCTAATTCTTGAATTAGGGTTGTTTCTTGTTTTAGCAGAGCTTTTTTTAAGTTGCCCAAGCGATCTTGCACAGTAAGACTTACGTCTTTTTGCAGCCTTGCTACCTTTTTTAACTTTTCCAGTAACAGCAGTTTTTAACTTACTACCTGGATTTGCTTTTCTATAAGCTTTTACGCCTTTCTTGGTCATTCCCGCCCCTTTTTTAGTGGGGCGGTAATTTCCGCCTTTGCCTGTAGTTCTACGTATAGGTTTAGCTGATTTTCTGGTAGCCATTCATTAATAGTTTTTATTAAGAACTAAAATAATGGAATAAGCATCACCACTTGAGTGACCTACAGTTGTGAAGTCAATATCTCCTGTTACTCCAGAACCCGCATTATTAGGTATGCCACTAAATCTATCGTCATAGTATTCGTCACCTGTGCTATCTGCTGGTAACGGAATAGCTAAGACATTAGTTGTAGCATCAAACTCAATATCAACACCCATACCTCTAGTTGCCCAGTAAATACGTGCTATTGATACGCTAGTACAAGATTCTCCTGCACTATTTGCCTCTAATGCAGAAACATCAACTTTTTTTACTGAAGCCTCTCCAGAACCGTCAGATTCATTAGTAAACTTTAATATCGCTACTCTATCTGTATCTTGGATAGTTTGTGAGGTTACTGTATCTGCCATTGTTTACTCCTTACGCGTCAGCAAATGGTGTTACCACAGTACCAGAAGCAAGGTTAATACCTTCTACTGCGTACTTAGCTGCACCTATAGCAGTTACTTTAATAATAGTACCAACTATGCCACCTTTAGTAGTGCCGTTTAAAGTAATAACATCATTACTAGCACCTGAAAAGAATGTTTTACCTGCTGCATCGCTTTTACCCATATATAGTCCACCAACGAATTTATCTGTTCCGTCAGTTTTAATATCTAAGTCTGTAGCTGCTGTTTCAATTACAAAAGTAAAACTAGCACCTAAATTATTAGTTTGGTTAGGATCATCATTTGCACCTGGTGTGGTAGCTACAATGCTTGGTAATGTGAACTTACCGTCAGCATCATTACAAGTAAGAACTTTACCTGCGTGTGAATCTACCGTAAGTGTGGTATCTGCGGTTAAACTAACTACGTTAGCATTACCTGCTGAAATAAATCCAGCTAGTGACTGGATAGGTCCAGAGAATGTTGATTTTGCCATAATTTCCTCCTAGGAAATAAGTTCTACCGTCTTGGCTTGTCTGCTAGGTCAGTCTGTAGAACAAGTTAATAAACCCTAGAATTAAATCATATACTTTATTTTAGAAAAAAGAAAGGGAGCCGAAGCTCCCTTAAGAATTGTAGTTGAGTGAGAAACGCTACAATAAATCGTTCCTTAAGCTCCTTGAGAACCGAAAACGGCTCTAAAGTTTGAATATCCAAAGCTATAACGCTCTCTAGCCTTATATCTCATGTTGCCAGTATCGAAATCACCTTCCAATGAAGTTGTCATTGGAGATCTTTCAAAATACTTAAATCCATCAGGACAGTCTGTTTTCAAGAAGAAAGCATCTGTATCTGTTAGATAATTATTTACAACATAACCATCAGGTAGCATACCAGTATTTCTAATAGCATTGATGTCATTGTCAGATGTACCAACTCTTCCAGGAGTTTGTAGTAATCTGTCAGCAACAAACACTAATTGTGGTGGAACAATGAGCTTCATACCTTTTAATGCGATATTAAGACCTTTATCATCGGTAAATGTAGAGATATTAATTAATGCATCTTCAAGTGAAGTTTCATTTAGATCCGCCATAGTGGTAGCTCTGTTTGCTAGTGAACCACCTCCACCTAGGGGATGATCTGTTGCTATCAAAGTTTTACCATCGCCACCTGTCACACTAAACGCATTGTTTAGTACTGAAGCTGCTTTGATTTGCTTTGTATTAGCCATAGATCTTGCCAAGGCTTTGGTATATCTTGCTCCGAGTCTGTCATACAGATTATCTTCAACTGCTTCTTCAGTTAAAGCAAAAGCAAGAGCCACAGTTTCGTGGGTGTAACGAGATGTATAACCTTCGTTAGCTGTATCAAATCTGACACCGCTTCCTTCAGCTTTTACCTCTGCATTACCAAATCCTACGATAAGTGTCTCTTCTTCAAATGCTCTATCAGAAGTTTCAGTATCGAAAATCTCTAAATGTTGAGATTCGTATCTTGAGTATTCCATACCGAACAAGGCGTTCAAACCTGGCTCTAATTCTTTCGCTAATTGCGCTCTATTAATTGCCATTATTTATACTCCTGTTGGATCGACATAGAAATGCTCATTAAATTTAACAATCACATTTACATTAGCTGAACCTGTTGTACTGTTATCTGGGTCGCTTGAAAAGCCCATGATTCTAAACGTAGCAGTTGTAGCTGCTGTTGTTCCAGATAGTTCTACTGCTGACATACCTGTTTTCACAGAGCCAGAAGTGTAAGAAATATCTGCGTTCAAACCGACATCAGTTTGAGCTGGAGA